TGGGGCGGAAGCTGGTAATACCACCCCGGTTATATCCCTTTTCTCTTACTCTTTGCATACTTTGAAGGTCCGTTAGTTTTTTAACCATTGCGTCGTATTCCGATTGCGGCATATGACCGTAGTTACCAAGAATGTAGCGCTGTACAAGACCTTTGATAGGGTCTGCATCCCAAGGGGAGACATCCTGCTCCTCAATGTATTCATCCGGCATCACATAATTAAATGGCTCCCGGGATATGGTCTCTCCATAAGTCTCTGATTCAATATCCGAGTCCCGCTTGGTGGCATCTCTATAAAAGCGGTTTTCCTCTAGCTCGGCGATGTCTTCAACTTCTCCCTGAAGGCTCTCAATCAAATCTTCAACAGCGTCATCATCCATCGCTGAAAGATCAGTCCCGTATCTCTGCGTTTCAAACCACTCACGCATTTTCTTTACATCACCTAATTTTGAAACTCCGATAAGACTTGCTATTACATCTATATCGACGCCCCCCTGTAGCGCCTTCTTTATTCTTTCCCGAAACCGAGGGTCTAAGCCAAGCCCTCTTTGAGCGTGTTCAGCCCCATGCGCAGGGCGGCCAGCTTTCGCCATCGCTGCATCGATCTGTGCATTTCGCAATTTCTTTACATCACCTAATTTTGAAACTCCGATAAGACTTGCTATTACATCTATATCGACGCCCCCCTGTAGCGCCTTCTTTATCCTTTCCCGAAACCGAGAGTCTAAGCCAAGCCCTCTNCCAGCTTTCGCCATCGCTGCATCGATCTGTGCATTTTCTTCTGGGGAAATTGATGTCGCCATAGTTAATCCGTACTCGTCTCTACACCGAACAGGTTAAAGCTGAAATCTCCACTGCTGGCGTACACGGTCACCACGTCAGTCTGATCTAAAGTCAAACCAAACACACCCAGATAGGTGGTGGTTGCCGCCAACGCTTGGTCGTAGTACAGGTACTGCTTAGTCGCATCGGATGCCGCTGCCACACGCACAGAAACCCTGAACGTACCGCCTGAGCCGCCCCGATTGCACACCACGATCGAACTGCACGTCGTCTCTGTCGTATCGGGCGTCGTGTATAGCGTCGTAGCTGTGGTAGCCGAAGGCGCCACTTGTCCTAAGACTTTAAGGGCATCAGCCACTGGAGGCGCCCATCAGCAAAAACTGGTATCGCCTCTGGGCCAGTGAAGAGGGCGTTGTCCTGACCTCTTCCACCTCGATTGTTCTGGTATTCAGATCACCAATGACCTGCTCCACAGTACGCCGGAACATGGTCTCTTCACTCATCTCATAGTCTTCACGAGGAAGGGGTAATGGTTGCGAATACGGCTTGGTCTGTGCCATCAGCGTCTCCCGTCAGGCCGAACGTCCATCCGAAAGTCACCCATCCGCCAACCCACGCCTGTCGCCGTGCTCTCAAGGCGTAAAATGCCCTGCCGTGCACGCGCCCGAATAAACGCTTGAGTCGTGTCCGAGCTGACCGTGGATGTGGCCAACGTCGCGGGTGTCTCACCGGGGTAATTACGCCCCTTGAGGGTCACCGTCAGTGACTTGGTATCCGCTGACCCGCTAAACGCAAGGTCAGGAATAATGCGGGAGATGGACAAGAACTTTTCTCCATCTTCAAAATCAAAATCTCCCGACTCAATGTACGCCGTCATCGCAGAACCATCGGCGTCGGTGCCTGTCTCATGCTGGTAAATATAATTGGAGCTGTCTGCTGTTCCCGCTGCCATCGGAAAATTCCTGGTGGGCGCCGCAGTCCATGCGGTACGTTCCAATGTGCCCACACTCCACAGGTTCTCTCGGAAGTTGTACATCACATACCGATCAATCTCTGTACCTGACTGACTATCGGAAGCATAAAACCACATCACCTCAAACCAATCGGGATTCGATGCAGCAAAACACTTAAACGCCTGACTCAGATTGATATCACTGAAGACATAATCCTGAACGGTACAAGGCAACGGCCTGACCGCCCCGTCATAGACCCAGAAACTCCCCCGGTCCATCCAGAACACCCGGCTTTCCGCCGCAATGGCCGCATTCGGACTTAACATCGAAGGACCTTCCATGATCTGGGTGAACTGAAAAGTAAAATAGCCACCCACGTAGCGCATGGAATAGACCGCCGCATCAGTCCATATCAATATTTCTTGACGCGCCTTGACCGCGCTCATAATGAAAGAGCCGGTACCCAAACGCTGACCACCTGCATCTGAATTCGTGGCTGGAGTCCAGTTACCTGCGTCTTCGATCTTAGACCAGCGCACAAACATCTCGTCTAAAGTCGAAGAACCGATCGCATTCACCCCGAAGGCAATCACATGACGGTCAATCTCTGACACCAGCACCAGATTGCAGGCGGTAGGCGCATTGCTGGCGGTGCTTAATGCACTGGTGTTAATCGCCCGGGTCGAGACGCCATTCGTCGCATCCCAATAGAACACTCCACCACCCCGGGGACAAAGGAGTAAATCCTCACCAAAATTATCCTGCGACCAGAGCCGTAATTTTTCACCAGCTGAGGCACTACCCCATGTCCCGCGGCCCCATGTGCTGGAACCAAAGCCGGTTCCCGGGACCGTGGTATCCAGACCGGTATTGATCTGATAGGCCGCACTCACGCTGCCACCACCACTAAAAACAATCTCATACGCCGTGACACCGGTCGCATAAGCCGTGGCATTGGTGTTGTAGGCGCCTCGGGTACACCCGGTCAGGGTGTGAGTACTCTTGCCGGTAAAAGTAATATATTCCGAGTCAATCTTTATTGAGCCACTGCTCGGGAAACCACTGCCATCCGTTAATACAATCGATGTCGCCGCCGCAGTAATCGCACCATTCAGCGTGGTGGTATCCGCAACCCCCGTTCCAGATGAGGCCTCGATCTCATACGCATCCGCACCCCGAATCGTTGCGATCTGGTACTCGGCATTCAGCGTAGCCGCAACAATGCCACCGCCGGTCAGGGTAGACGCTGATGAGTAGGTCACGTAGTCACCGGCTACCGCTCCGTGGGCGGTGTCCGATATCAGCAATGTGGCGCTGCCGTTAATCTCCCCGAAAGGAGCGCTGAGCGAGGCTGTCGCTCGAATGGGGGTGACGTCGTTGTAGGCGCCGCCCTCTTCAATGTAGTACTTGAGGTTGGTACCAATACCCATGTAGTTAGTGCCGACCAGATCGTTCCATGTATGCAGCGCGCGAGCCGTACCGAGATACGTGTTGTCCGAAAACTTCTGCCAACCGCCAATCTTTTCTGGACGCCCGGAACGCCAGCGGATTTTATCCGAGTCGTACCAGCCACCATCTGCTGCGAACTGGGTGCCCTCTTTCTGAATACCCGGCCTAAACTGAAACTTCGCTATAGCCATCTAACCACCAACAACCAGTTGCAGAAGACGCAAAGCGCGCACACCCATACTACGTCCCCACTGGGAACGCTCTAACTCTCGGGCTGCCTTACGCCAGTCTCCAGTTTCCATGGCTGTCAAAAAATCCTCCTCCTCAGAGAGCTGCTTCCACCCCATATTGAAATGCATATTGACCAGCGCACGCTGACGCCCGTCGCTCAATCCAGAAAACCAGGAGAGCTGTTGGTTCAGTTCATCAAGTGCAGACTGAATACCGGAAGAGATAACCGAATTATCTTTACCTTCATCGGTTCTCAGCTCCTGCATCAGCTTTGGCAGGTCCACTACTTGATTCCTCTTGCCGCGCCTTGTCCAAATCCCGGTAGTACTCAATGATTGAGAGCACCTGCTGGATATACCGCTGAATCTGCGCGACGTTGTTACTCAAATTCTCGTACCCCTTGGTCGTCAGGGAATACCAAGCGTTAACGGGCGCTTCGCCCGCCTTCAAATCGTTAAGATATTCCTCCATCGTGTCCGGCGTTAAAACCTTCCACTCGACCGGCACGCCCTTCACTGCGGGTGGCAGCGGCGGGTGATACATCGGCGCCGGTTTGGAGATCGTCACCACCTCCACCGGCCTGACTTCAGGCGGGGTGAAGCGGGAACCTCCCATGAAGGAGCAACCGCTAATCAGCAGCAGGTATATTGCTAGTGTCTTCTTCATCGAATTGATTCGGATCAGTTAAATCCTGAAGCTCCTGAAATACCCGCGCCGTACCGCGATTCACCATCTTTTCCACTAATCCGGGCTTACGCAACGAGAGCATATCCAAATCATGCTTAGCAAACTTGTTGCGTAAATCCTCCACCTTCTCGTTGGCCTCATTGTTGGCCACCGTCAAATTCTGAATCCGCTGCTGCGAAGCCTTCTGTTCGGCTAGCGCCGCCTCAATCTGTTCGTTCTGGGTTGCGACCGCATTCTCTAAACGCTGCTGATTGTCCATCGCCTGCTGCAACTGCGTGGCCATCGCCTGTTTCTCTGCTTCGCTCTTGTCGTAATAAAGCTTGAACCCACCAGCCATGGCGGCTAACGCAAGCCCTAATACAATCGATAACTTAAACCCCATGCACCGTCCTTAACGTAAACACTCTCACTGGAGCCGCCTTCCCCTTGAGGGCCATCGGTTCCAACTCTTCCAACTCATGGCGGGAACACTCCGCTGTCACCTCACCAATTAAAATATCGCGCTTGGCTTCCTTGGTTGCGCTTTCCAATCGAGCCGCCACATTCACCGCATCCCCGATGCAAGTGTAATCAAAGCGACTGTCACTGCCCATGTTGCCGATCACAGCGTCACCGGTATTCACACCGACACCGATCACCACCTCGGGCTTGTCTTCTGCGCTCAACTCTTCGCGCAAACCTTCCATCCTGCGCTGTATCTCAATGGCACAGTCAATGGCCGCGTTCTCATGGTCCTCTTGATCGATCGGCGCATTGAAGACACC